GGCCCATTAAAGATTACTTGACAGTTCTTAGAGGACTAGATTGTCACGGTTATCGAACTTTAACGTGGCAAGAAACCATTTCTGGTGTTCGTGGTAGTGTGATTGGTTCGGTTAATCGGAAGACTTCCGTAGGCCCACCTTTTTCGGGCCCGAAGAGTCAATGGATTAATGACCAAGGTGAAGTGTCACCCGTTGTTGAAGACCAATTCTTGGATATTGAGAATATTCTTGCAAGAGGTGAGATTCCTTTGGTAGTTGCTAGTTGCACACTTAAGGATGAGCCTGTTAAGTTTTCTAAGAACGCTCAACGAAATATTCGCGTTTTTAATTGCTTACCTATGGCTTTTAATCTTATTTGCAAGAAATATTTGTCGCCTATCAAGGCCTTTCTCCGCAACAACCCTGAGGCTTGTGAGTCTATGGTTGGTGTTGATATGACCAATGATGGTGGCGAACGTATTCGGGATCGTTTTTCTCTGATTAATCCTGCGTTGGATAACATTATTGAAGGAGATTTTACTAAGATGGATAAAACCATTAATGGTTCAATGGCTTGGGCTGTAGTCGAAGTTTTTGCCGGCATTGCTGACCAGTTAGGTCTTGATGTGGAAAAAGTTAGTCTGTTAGTTTGGGCCAATTTCCGTTGTGTTTATTCTATTCATGGTGATTTGTTTCAAGTTGGAGGGATGAATCCTTCTGGCAGTGATATTACGGTAGAAATTAACGGTGTGGTTAACAGCCTTACCCATCGTTATGTTTATTACACGTCTTTGAACGTGCCTCACATGTCTGTGGACACGTACACTGCTTCGATTCAAGAAACCGATTTTAGTCACTTTCAACGTGACAATGTTCTCTTGACGTATGGAGATGATTTTTTGTTAGGTCATCGAGTGCGAGTAGATACGGATGCATTGTTCCAACCGACAACAAATGTTGGAATGATCATCACGGACGCTTACGATAAAGACGCGTTACCCAAGTATCGTTCTCTTTGGAACTGTACTTTTCTTAAACGTGGTTTTTATTTGCACCCGGAAACGAACTCTGTACGTTGTGGCTTGCAGATTGCGAGTATTTTACGTATGGTTACGATTCTTAAGCCTTCGGCTCTGAGTGAGCTGGACCATATGGCAGTCACGATTGAAGAGGCGATTCGTGAGATTTTTCTCAATTCGACTCTAGATTTTGACTATTGGTTAGTTTTCTTCTCTGGGTTGGCTGATCGCTACAACTTGCGATCTTCAACTTATTTGAAGCTGTATTCTAAGGAAAAATACGAACAAATGTACATAGCCCGTACATTCAAAACTTGGGGGCTAGAACTCCTGCCGGAGGAGGTTAATGTTCCGGCAAATGAATCTTCTTACGAAATGTCGACTTCTTTACCAACTACATCTGCTTTGAGCGATGACAACACGGCGAGCCAGCGTATGGCCGCTACCCACAATCTTCCCGCTCTCACTAGCTCAGCTATGATGCCTACAGCAACAACGTATGGCTCATTGGTCGCTGGTGGGACTGGGGATACGGAGATGACACACTCCGTTGGAAACATTGTGTCGCTTACCGAGCCCGTTGTGGCTGGTTCTGCGGGTTATACTCGCATGGATCAAACCATGGCGGACACGGCTTACGCTTCAGCATTAAAGCGTAATGTTAAGATCGCGGTTATTTCCGATTTTAATAATCTTAATGCTCAAACGATCATTCGTCCTTGGGTTGATTGGACGAGTAATCCGTTTGTAGTTGATAAGTTGGAGAACTTTAACTACATTCGGGGGTCGTTAATCATCACTGGTGTGTTGAATGCTCCTTCATTGAGCAGTGGTTTAGCCATTGTGTCGATGTATCCTAGCTATGAGGCTGGGACTACGGGAGGTTTTCCGCCGGAGTTGGCGTTGGTGATGCCACACACGATGATTGATCTCTCAACGTCTTCTGATTTCGAGATGACCCTTCCATGGGTTGTTTCGAGTGATTGGGGCAACTTACACGATGGTTTATTTATGAACTATTGGACTGTTGTTGTGACCGTGATGGATGTTTTGAAATCAGCGGTTCCTGATGGTTGCGGACAAGCAACCCTCACGATCTTTGCCCGACCTGGTATGGATTTTGAGTTGGCGGGAGCTACTTTTGAAGAAGGATCTGTCACACGCGCTCGGCCTACTGCGCGTGGATCTGCCCGGAGCTCTGGTGCTACGACTACTTCTGTCGCCAGCATCAATGCTTCGGTTAAGGCCGCCACCGGTGGTCATAAGGCCTCCGATGTTGCTAAGACTGTGGCTTGGGGAGCTGGGATTGCTGCTACAATCCCTTTGCTAACTCCTGTTGCTGCCCCGATTGCCGCCTTTTCTGGCATGCTCGGTGGTTTTCTGGATTTGTTCGGTTTTACGCGCGAGACGAAGGTTTTAACGCCTTCTGACGTGCAAGTTCGAACTTCTCAGAATCTTATCAACGTTGATGGGGATGATGTTGGCCGCATTGGAGCTCTTTTCTCCAATAATGCTCTTAGCCGCGATCCTGCGATTCATGGAGTTTTGTCTGCGATGGATGAAACTTCTTTTGCGTTCATTAATTCGCGCTACTCCCTCATCGATCGACTCACCTTTGTCGTCGGAGACACGGACAGTGTGGACTATACTATCCCCGTCACCCCCTGTATGGGAGCGTTCAAGAACACCGCGGCTCAGTTTTTGCCAACGGCTAGTGGCATGCTTGCTTCTCGGTTTCAATATTGGAGAGGAGATATGGAGTACTTAATTTACCCTGTGCTTTCCCCGATTCACCGTGGAGCTTTGCAAGTTATTTGGCAACCTATCCCGCATGAGGACGATATCGCTGTAGATCTAACAAATCTTAGTGCCAACACCATTCTGGACATGGCGGCTGCTCAGCCCTATGTCGTTAGTGTTGGTTACAACAACGATAATCCCATGTGTTATACGGATTTCTACACGGATGCTACTCCTTTCGACGCGCTCGATTACGATCAAGTGAACGGCTACTTACGAATCCGCTCATTGGTTCCTTTTACGGGATCAGTGTGTGGGCAAGAAGTGACTGTTCTTATTTTCGCGCGTGCCGGAGAGAACATGCAGTACTCGGTGCCTGTGGATGTAGTCTCGATCGAGGGAAACCTTTACGATTGGGGCTATGACATTGATTCCGAGCCTATATTGGAGTCTGGTACTGTAGGCGCTGATGGACAAGATTTGATTGCGATCACTTTGATTCCTAGTTCCGGAAGTTATCCTGTGAAGGATATCTTGATGGGAGAGGAAATTGTTTCGATTCGAACTTTGCTCCAGAAACCGTCTTTGTACAAAGACCAAACGGATGGCGATCAAGAGATCGACTCCTCGATGCGGGACTATTTTCCGCATTGGTACGACAGTGATGCATCGGCCGTGAACTATACCCAGTTCTTTGGGTCCATGTTCTTGGCGATGGCAGGATCGGTCCGATACAAGTTAATTCTTGATACGGATTCGATCACCGCGGGCGGGGTTGAGTCTCCAACACGGTTACAAGTCATACCAATGATTGGTAAAGGCGATTGTGTACTGGGGTCATTCCCGGTATCAGAGGTCGCTCCGATCGTCACTCCTTTCTCTGTGACGACGGACCAAACCGTTCCCTATTATTTTAGGGAAAAGTGGATTCCTGCTTATAAGGAATCGGAGAGATCGGATAATGTTTTCCAGTGGGATAACAATAATCCGGAGTTTGCCGTGAAAGGCATGCTCTACAAGAGCGCGGGTCCCGACCTTCGGTTGACTTGGTTTAGATCACAGAACATTTGGACGTTCACTGAACCCGGAACCAGAGCCGGACCCACGACGTGGTGGAATTTATTTACCACTACTCCTTCATCTCCCTTGCTTGCCGCAAGACAAACGGCTACTCCTTTATCTGAGGAGGCGACTAAAATCGCAGAACAAAGATCGTTGAATCGGTACAGGGCACGTACCGGACGTAAGACTTACAAGCCAGCAGCCACGACCATTCGTCGGGTTCCCCGAGGGGAAGCCCGTACGCATGGTGTGTGGACTAATGCGCTTGTTTAGTCTCAAAGCCGCTTATTGAATTCGTTCATTGATTGTGGCTGTGTGCCACCTTTAATGTTGACGGAAAAGCTTCGGTGTTTGAATTTTTGAACCGGAGTTATAAGCTAGAAAGATTTGTAATTATATGCTATTGTGTGTGAGGACGGATTTTGAG